GCCGAGTGCCCTTGTGCAACTCGTCGTTCGTGACCTGGAACCCCTTGGTGATCTGATTCACGGCGACGGGCACGGCAACAAGCGTACTGTCGCCGACCTCGAAGTCCGTGGCATTGGCCACAGCCGCGCTGCCGGTCGTTGCCTTGCGGATCTGCACCGTTGCGCGGGGCTTGTAGGAATCCATTCCGAAGTCGCGAGTGAACGCCTTGAGCAGGGCGAGCTTGTTGTTGGCGATCGTGTGCACGCCGTCCGCCAGGGCGTCGGTCGTCAAACCGGCTGCGATGGTGTTCGCGTTGTGCGGGTTGAAAGGAAGGCCCCAGAGTTCAGGCTGAAGCAACCCAGCCTGATTGGCGACACGGTAGGCGATGCGCGCCAGACCCGGTTCGAGCTTGGTGTATTGCTCGCGCACAGAATTGCCGAGGTTGGCGATGCTGCGAGTCAGGAGAGGTGATGCCGTGGAAGTAGGCATCTTGCGGAGTTCATCGATGATCGACTCGTCCGCGAGAGCGCGGGGCAGCCAGTTCTTCACCTCCACACCCCGCTGAGTGCAGAGGGGGGTGATGATGGCCTCAACGCGCTTCCGCCGCTCGTCCTCCACCTGATTCCGAAGGGCGGTGATCATCTCGATCGTGACGGTGTTCTCCACCTTCAGGGGATCTGGAACCTTGGTTTGATCAGGCTTCTTGACCAGGGTGCCAAGTGCCTCCAGTAACTGCTCGTCAGTTGCCTCATTGCTGAGGGTAAGCCCTTGCGCAGCCAGCAGGGCGATGACTTTTAGTCTGTCCATTTGTTTTGGGATTTCCCCGCTGGCGTTAGCCGCGGTTTTGTTTTGGTTTTCGCCCGCTCCCGGATCCGGCCGGAAACAGGAAAGATCGAACTCATTCTTGATGGGGTTGACGTCCAGAAGCGTGTCGGCGAATCCCTGGCGGACTGCCTGCGCTCCGTTCATCCATGTGGTGTTCCTCATCATCTCGCGGATCTGAGTTACAGGGAGCTTCATGCCAGGACGCTCCGCGTACATCTCGGCGATGTTGGCGCTCTCCTGGTTGAGCAGAGCGGAGGCATCTGCCATCGCGGCGGCATTGCCACGAAAACCGCCCTCGGCATCGTGGATCATCAGCCGAGCACTCTTGGGGATACGGATCTCTTTGCAGGCATTGAGCACCCAGGAGGCGGAAGATGCGGCGAGACCGTCCACGATCCCCACGAGGTTCTCGCGGCGTTCCTTCAGCCGGTTGTGGATCATCAGTCCGTCGAACACGTAGCCACCGGGCGAGTGCACGCGCAGCGTGATGTCGGTCCCCTTCGGGATCTGATCCAGTGCGTTGACGAACTCCTTGGCATCCACCCCCGTCCCGTCGTAATTGCGGCCGATGGTGCCGTAGATGGAAATGGTGACCGGTTTCCCTGCTTCATTTACGATGGTATACCAATTCACTTTTCCCCTCCTTTGTCTTCGCCACCTTCTTTTTGCTGCTGGCCGATCTGGAGATTGAGGCCGAGTTGCAGCGCAACCTTTTGTTGTTCCGCGAGTGCGGCGAACTCCTCCCGCCAGTCGAGACCGAGAGGCGAGTAGATCCGTTCGTAGTTGGTTGCCCCGGCGGCAAGCTCGGCCAACATTGCTGCGGAGTTGCGCCCCACGTCCACGTTTGGCGCACGCGGTGGGGACACTCGACACAGGCGGAAGTCCGGCGGGCATTCCCTGAGTTTCGGGATGTTATTGACTGCCCAGATCACCCAATGCCGGTAGATGTCAGAAGCGGCAGCCGCGATCCCGGCGTGCTTTCCGCGAAAGTAAGAGGTCTCCATGTCGAGCGTGCCTCTGTAGACGGTGCCCTGGACGCTCTCGGGGAAGATCTGGACAAATGCGACACCACAGGCCGCTCCGATCTGGGCCACTATCGACTTCCAGTAATCCTGGGTCACGACACTCGGTCGTTCGCCAGCGAACTGCAGGACATCATCATCCCGATACAAGGCCTTGGCCTCGGCGCCGACCACCGACTCGTAGTAAGCCATCCGATCAGCGTCTGATTCTGTCATCTCACCTCGGGCAGCTGTCTCTGGATCGATTTCAGCCGACTTGCTCTTGATGAACCTGACCACTCGTGCGTTGTCCTTCGCGGCCAGCATCTCCAAGGACTTCAACTCCTCCAGGTCTTGCAGCAGATGAATGACCGGGGCTGGAGTTGGGACACCTCGATACTGGCCACCACGTTCTGGATCGAAGACATGACACACTGACTGCCACCCTGTTGGAGCCCCGTAGGTGATCTGGTTTGGTTTCAGTTCCTCCCCGATGAAATAGGCGGCGGGTCGACCAATCGAATCAACGATCACGCCATCGATCACCCACGGCACTTGCGCGTATTCTTTTGGAGTACCGCAGAGGTGGGACTCGATGAGCTGAACCCTTGGAGTGCCGGAAGGGCCGGCGGTTTTAAGGACGAACGCCTCGCCGTCGAAGAACCGGCGCCGAGATAGACGACGCATGAAGGCGCCCAGCGACATGCGGGATGTCAGGTCTGGGTTCTCAGCCCACGACCAAAACTCGTCAGACGTTACCTTGTTCCATTCATCACTCGAAGATGCTGGCTGCACCACAAGGTCTGACCCCACGGTGTAGATCTCATGGATGTCGGCGATCTTACGGAGGATGGCGTCGTTTTGTTCGTAGTGCCGCACCTTGCCTAGGACCGTGATGCGATCGGACTCACTGATGTCGAATCTTGCGGAAGTCGCCGGGGTGTTGATGTGACGGCGGGATGGGGAGAACTTTGCAGCCTCAAGGCGATTGGCGAAGGACCGCAGCCAGTTGACGATGCCTTGGATCATACTTGCAGCGTGCTGAAGTCGGCGCGAACACTCCTGGGGGCGCGCATGATCTCGCGCATCTTGTCGTGGATCTGCTGGTCGGTAGGGGTTCCGCCCAGGATGACTTTCGCCCGATTGTAGTAATCGATGACGAGGTCTACCGACTCGACCATCTCACCTGGGGTCTGGGATCCAACCCCGGGCTTGGAAAAGGCGATTCGGACGTTATCTGATTCAATCGATGATGGGATCTGTCCGTCCTTGGTGGCCTCAACCTGAGAAGCGAGTTCAGCAACGATCGCGGCGAGCAGCCCCGTGTTGGAGACTTTAGCTGCCTCCCATATTCCGGTAAGCCACCCCCGCATGTACGCAGTGTTCAACGAGGGGACACAGGCACATTCAGGATTTTAGTGTGCTATACCGAAGAGACCGATGCCTACCGAAGAGACCGATGCCTACCGAAGAGTCAGAGAAAGCCCATCTGTTTCAGCCGAGCCGTGATGGTAACTCGGGTGTAGCGCACCAGTTGATGAGAGAAGCTAACCCTGAACTGCTGGAGCCCCAACCGTTTCTCGTTCTGCTTCACCCAGCGGTGATCCACCTCCAGAAGTATCGCCAACTCCTTCCGACTGATCCACCGCTTCTCGTTTTGGTTCATGGCTTTCCCCTAGGTTCAATCGCTTCCAGAAAACCGCCGCGCAGATCTGCATCACTTCGCAGTCAAGCAAATGGTTCGGCCACCGCTTACTGCGTCTCACCCATCGGTAGGTGATCCTGCCTGTGGTGGCGTGCGCCATCGCCTTCCTCACCTCGCCGTCCAGGTGCTTGTAGTAAACCTCGTCCACCTTCTCGGTCAGCATCCACTTGTTCTGCGACTTGCCGCTTCGCAGATGGGACAGGACTGTTTTCAGTAAATCTCCGTTGAGGTGGATGAGAGGCAGGCGGAACCGACTATGACCGAGCGGAGCAAATCCCATCATGTAAGGTTTGGGCAGTTTCGTTTTCGGGTCGATCCAGTTCACGTCGGCTTCCCGGCCGCGCATCGGGAACCACCCAGAGAAAATCCTCTGACCGACTCCGAGAGGGCGAATCTCTCCGTACTTGATGCACTGCTCGTATACGGCTTGCGTGTTCCACTTGCTATCCACGAACACCCTGCGGTTGTCCACCCCATGCTCCAACTGGATGTTCCTAAGTTCATCCCACTCGTCGACGTGGCCAAAGCGGTGCAGGATCGAGTCACCGTTCTTCCACCATTCTCTGAGGATGAACCAGAAGTAAGGAGCGACCTCCTGGCAGTCGATCGAGAGAACCAACATTCCATCCGCGTCGGATGGCATGTTGGAGCTCGACACGATGATCTCTGCACGCTCACTGCGAATGTCCTGCCCCTCCCATGGCTCTGCGAGATCACCATTGATGAATCCCTGGAGACCCAGGATGGATGCCTTGGCGACAAGGAACTTGGCCGCCATCGAGCCGAACGTCGTCTGATCACCGAGGGCATACATCGAGGGGAGGTGATACGACCGGTAACCTGGGGACCCCACAGCTGTCGTTCTCCACTCACCACGCTCAATCATGTCCGCCTTGTGGTGATCCCGGATGGCGCCCTGGCAGTGCGGACACTCGGCGTACGCACTGGATTTCACTTGGGCGAGATTCCACGTTCCGTCTGGGCGCTTCGCCGCGGGATCCCACTTGACCCAGGCCTCGCATCCGATCCGAGCCATGATCGTGAATCCAGCAGACCACCCGAACACGACGTGCTGCGAGCAGTGAGGGCACGGCATGTGGTATCGCCGCTGATCGCCCTTCAGGTACTCTCCCCAGATGAGGCCGTCGACCAGGTCGGTGTCGATGTCTTGAACCGGAGAGGATTCGCGAATGACTTCGTCCGTTGCTCGGCGAGGTTGACGGCATCGGCCTCTCCGTTTCCGCCCTGGTCGAACTTGTCCACCTCATCGAGGACCACGACCCGGGCGGGATTGGACGCGAGATTGCCGGGTGAGTTGGATCCGACAAAGCCGACGATGCTGCCACCGATCTGCTGCTCCGCGATCTTGAATTCGTTTCTCCTCGATCGCGTGGGGATCAGGACCGAGGTGACCTCGGACGCTCGCAACATCGGGATCCAGCGAGTGAACGAAAACGAGGCGCCGAGGTTTGCGCTCGGCATCACCCAGATGAACCTGGACGGGGCGGAGACGACCGTGAAACCGGCCCCGCCCATGATCAGCCCGGTCTTGCCGGTCTGCGAGCCCCAACACACACACACATCGGTGACGTCGTCCTCATTCCAGGAGTTGAGTGGTTCGCGGATGTAATCACGACCGGCGATGCGGAATGGCCCGGTGTTCGAGGGTTCATTGAATCGCAGGTTCTGCTCACACCACGCACTTACGCTGATGGTGGGGCGAGGAATGAAGAAGACGGCGCAGATCGCGTTGAAGACACGCAGCTGTTCAGCCACGGTCATCACGAGTTGCTGGCGACGTCTACTTGGCATTCACGTATTTCGCCGTCGCGGCCAGGAACCCATCGGCCCACTTGCGCAGGGCGCTTCGAGGGAGACCAGGATTCTCAGGATTGCAGTTGCTCGACTCCCTGTTCGGCAGTTCGGTGATCTGCTGGCGAACGAACCCCATGATCTCAGCCTCTCGTTTGAGGATGAGAGCCTTGTCGAACATCTCACCAGCCTCCATCCGCAACTTCAACTCCATGCGATCGGCCGTCACCCGGGCCACCCGGGCGCGCTCCTTCTTCTGGTCGTTGAAGATCGCTGATGCGATCTCCCTGGTCGTGTAGGTCTTGCCCTTGACGACCGCGATGCCTTGCCCCTTCAGCCCTGTAGCGATGGTCTGCTGGGAGACACCGAACTCGGTTGCCGCCATCCTTATCGTCCATGGGATTGTGCTCATTGTGTTGAGTGGGTAACCGCAGACTCGTTCTGCTGGGCAATGCGTTGGAAAATCGAGGCCCTCTGCTCGGCCAAGGCGAGTGCGATTGCCATGGCTCTACAGTGG